TAAGTCCGGCTTCCAATGCCGCTTCACTTTGTATTGACATATTTTGCTCTGCCTTTTATTTGTTATTTATTTCCGTTCAGATTTTTGATAATCTCAATACCCAATGCGTTTTCTATCTTACATATCGTTTCCAGCGACATATTCTTTTTCCCCTTCAACACTTTAGAAATATATTGTTGGGTGCAATTCATCCTTTCAGCAAGCATCTGTTGTGTCAAACTAAGTTCCGCCATTCGTTTGGACATAGTAGTAGCAATCTGTTGCGAGTACTTCACCCAATCTTTGTTGTCCTGCCCAAGCTTAGCTGCGCATCTTACGGTTTCTAAGGCATCACAATACATTCTGTTTGTTATTGTATTTATTGAAAGATTATCTTGTTTGAATACAAAGGTAATATAAATACCTGAGGAGTACAACTATAAGGTTGTATATTTGAGTAATAAGTGTGTTATGATTGGCAATTTGTATATCCAATGATACCATAATGTTCTTCACTTATGCTGAAATCTTAGTGAAAGCACAATAAAAACGAAAAACGCCACAGGCTACCACATCGGTGCCAAATACTGCCACGATGCTGCGGGTTGGTTGGAATCTGCCGAAGTTGGCTTTTCTTTGTACAGTCGGCAACCGGAAAGGCTGTTGCGGAATATGGAATTAAGCCAATCCCTACCACTTGCAGCCACAAGCTGCCAGTCAGTAGTAAAGCCATTGTCCGATGCTGGCATTGGCTTTACTTTGCAGGCAAACAGGATTACCAACAATAAAAACAGTATATGCAATGAATGAATTTGTGATTATCTCGAAAGACGTATTTGAAGAAATGGTCGGAAAGTTCAACCGCTTCTCCGACCGGGTGAATGAAATCCTCGGCAAGAGAGAGGAAGGACGGCTCAGCCGCTGGATGGACAATCAGGATGTCTGCCAACAGCTGCGCATCAGTCCAAGGACGTTGCAGACGTTGCGCGACAACGGTACGCTGGCTTACTCCCAAATCGGGCATAAGATTTTTTACAATCCGGAGGACGTATTGCGTATCGTCCGGCTCGTGGAAGACAGACGAAAGGATGCCGCCTGTTGGGGAAAGACCATCTGAATGTAATTGAATTTATTGTACCATTAAATCCACTGTAATAAATGAACAAAACGATTATGACAAACGATGAATGGGCTGTCGGCTTCATGGAGCAATTGGACACCATGCTTGACGGCATTGAAAACATGAACGAAAAAAGCAGGGCTTCATTCGGTAATGAACGCTTCCTGACGGACAAGGAGGTGTCGGCATGGCTCAAGGTGAGCCGACGTACCTTGCAGGACTACCGCAACAACGGGATGGTATCTTACTGTCAGTTAGGCGGCAAGATTCTCTACAAGGAATCGGACATTGAAAAGCTGGTGATGGGCGGCTATCGGAACGCCTACCGAACGGAAACGTAATTTTGTAAAGTATGAAAGAAACAGAAGCAGATGGCGATAGGTAAATTACCCAGCCATCGGCTTCTTGCATTATTATCATTATAGATACAAACAATACTAACATTTGTATCGTGGATTGGTTTTGGACAGTGAAAAGAACAAATGAATGGGCTTTTCCCGATTGGGCGCATACAGCCTTTCCATAATAAACATTCTGAAAGCCATACATTCCCTGCAGCGTAGTCTGAACGCAAGAGCTATGACCATTTCAAGGCTGTATACCTCGTAACGTGTCCCGTCTTCCTGTCTGATGTAGCACATGGTTGTTTCTTCCAATAGTTCATGATTCTTATAAATATCACGGATAGCCTTGCGGATGTCATAGCAGAATATCATAAATAGGTCTGACATTTCCTGCTGTGTCATCCAGACGGGAGCGGTCGGCATGGCGACCACTCCTTTTTCATTGATTGTAATGATTCCTCGTTCCATACTCATTAGTCTTTTGCTGACAACTTGTTTTCCCTGTATTCGCCTGTTCCGTATAATCTTCTGACAGCCATAAGATTGTCCATGTCCTTTGAAATTTTCTTGTCCGTAACTTCTGCGTACCGTTGGGTAGTCTTTATGCCGGAGTGCCCCATCATCTTGGCTATGCTCTCGATGGGGATACCCTCCGAAATCAAAAAAGTTCCGAAGGAGTGTCTGGCTTGATGATAGGACAAGTTTTCCTTCCTGCCGATGGCAACCCCCATCTCGTGTATTTCAAACCACATCTCGTCACGGCTCGGAAGCGGAAATACAGGCTTGGTGTCGTCTTTTGTGTTGTAAAGTTCAAGTACCTGTTCCGCTATCGGATGCAGGGGAATGAATGCCTCTACGCTGGTTTTCTTGCGGTTGATACGGATATAGCGCCTACCGTCCGATGTCGTGCCAATATGGTGCGGATGGAGCAGCATGATGTCCACGTATGCCAGTCCCGTAAAAATCGAGAACAGGAACGCCCTCCGCCCAAGTTCCTGCAAGGGGTCGGGCATCGGTGTTTCGAGGATGGTCTTCAGCTCCGCACGGCTGATGTGCTTATGCCTCGGAGCGGGCTTCTTCTCGTATTCCATGTCTTCCAACGGGTTGGCACGGAGTATCTCATAATCAACGGCAAGATACACCAGCTTACTCAGCCAGCACAGGCACTTGTTCATCTGTGACGGTCTGAAGTTCTTGTAGCGTTTCAGGAAAGCTTTATAGGAATTGCCGAACTCTTCCGTGATTTCAGCCAGATTTATATCACTCTTTCCCTGTGAAGCAAGAAAGTCCGTCAAATACTTCTGATAGTATTTTGAATTTCTGTATGTCGAAGTAGAATTTATCTCCTTTGAGCGGACAAGCAGCCTTTCAAGTTCCATTTCGCCCATCTGTAACAGTTTGACCGGAATGACGGCTTTCTTTGCCAGCGTATTTTTGAGCAGCTCGGCACTCACTACGTTCTGCTTCTTCAATGAATCCTCATAGGCAAATTCAACGGACTTGCGGAACTCCAGCAAGCGGTTGTTTTCACGGACGGTACGGATTGAGCCTGTCTTGCTGTTCCAGTCTTCGGGTCTGCAATAGATGCCTGTCGCCATTGTGGAACTCTTACCGTCTACGGTGATGCGGCACAGGACGGCGGTCGTACCGTCTGCCTTTACCTTACTCCTGTTGATGTATGGTAATACGGAAAATGTACTGCGCATAATTGTAATGTTTTAAGTTTCTGATTTTAATGATTACAGGACAAGCTTCAAGTCCTTGGTTGCTTCAATATACTTGTCCATGTCCTCAAACAGCTTTTTCGGAGTGACACGGGCATACACTTGCGTGGTGGTTATGTCGGAATGTCCCAGCATCCGGCTGATTGTCTCAATCGGTACTCCGGCTTCCAGTGTAATCAGCGAGGCAAATGAATGTCTTGCCTGATGATAGCACAAGCCGCCATTCACTCCGGCAAGGACGGCAAGGGCTTTCATGTGCCGTTTCATGTTGGGGTAATGAACCGTCGGGAAAAGTGTCGGTCTGCTGTCATCACGATATTTCTCTATCAGCGCAAGTGCTTCGGGAAGCAGCCTGACACTTGCCCGAAGCTCGTTTTTCCTCCTGTGATACTTCAGCCAGAGGTTTCCCTCATCGTCCGTGTAAAGATTCTCACGGGTAACGCTCACCGCATCGGCATAGGCGGTTCCCGTATAACAGGCAAACAGGAAAAGGTCACGGGCGAGGATATGCGTGGTGCGCCATGTAGGTATTTCCACATTGCGGATTTTCTCGAAGTCCTCACGGCTTAATGCCCTCGGTGTGCGTTCTGTCTTTTGTGGAAGGGTGAAATTGGCGAAGAAACACCTGTCTGCGTATCCCTCCTTGTAGGCGATACGACATATCTTTTTCAAAATGGCGAGATAATGGCGCACGGTATCTACCGCCAGTCCCTTCACGTCCATCACATAATTCTGGTAATCATGGATGAACTGCTCGGTAAGCTGACCGAAAGCAATATCTTTCGTCTTGAACTGCCACTGGATGAACTCGCCCAATCTCATTCTCATGTAGTAATAGCCGGGATAAGTTCCTTTGGCACGGTCGATGCCGATACGTGCCTTCAAGTCCTCACAGATACGGTCAGTCATTCTAAGCAGTGTCATCTGTGTTTCCATGCTGCCTTGGAACAGTTCCTTGACCGCCGTAGCGTCAAAGTCCTGTCCGCGTTCCACCAGGGTGTCGAAAGCATGATTTACGGCAAGTAGCAGCTTGTCTAGCTTGGCATTGGTTTCTACTGCCTCACGGCTTTTGCCGTCCAGTCGGCTCTCCCGTGCATTCCACAACTCCGGCTTGCACGACAGCTTGCATCCGAACTGCGCCATCGTGCGGTTTACCGTAATTCGTCCCATTATCGGGGCTTTGCCCAACTTGTCCGTTCCACTCTTTTTCAGGTAGAGCAATACCTTGAATTTTT